TACAGGCTTAGTAAAATTTGACAAAAGGAAATCTAATGAAAAAATAGATGGCATGGTTGCGGCTGCCATGGCTATCGGTGAGGCTATTGACCCAAAAAATAAAATAAATTTGGATTTTAATCTAATTATTGGATAAATTTTTTATTTGCTTAATAAATTTATTATATTCATCTTTGTAGTATGGAGTTTATAAATAAAATAGTAAAGTTTATAAAAAGAAGTAGAATTTCCAATTTAGGGCCCGCTAAAGATTGGAAATTGTATCAAGAATTATTTGGCACCAACCAAAGAAGGGTATCTCATGAAACTTCATTATCTATTCCTGCTTACTTTAGGGCATTATCTATTTTATCGGAGCAAATAGCAAGTTTACCATTTTCAATTTATGAATTAAAATCCGATGGAAATGTGGTTGAGGCTATTAATCACCCAATGTATAGCTTAATCAAATATAGACCTTCAAAAAAATACGATACTTTTAGTTTTCGGGAAGCCATTGTTAGGCAAGCCGTAAACGGTTCAATGTCCACAAAATCAGGTAATGTTTTAATTATTCCTAATAGAAATCAGGCAGGTAATGTTATTGATTTGGTTTTGGTTGATGAACCGTGGGAAATGTACAAGATTAACGATGAATTTTATTATAAACTAAAATCCAATAATGAAATTTACAGCCAGTCCGAAGTACTTCACATAAAATCATTTAGCGATAATGGATATTGGGGCAAAAGTTTAATTGAGGCAGGAAAAACGACTTTTTCCAGAGCTTTACATGAAATTGATTACGGTAATGATATTTACGCTAAGGGAACAAATCTTTCAGGTACTGTTGAAACCGATATGATTTTAAACGAGGATCAATTAAACGCAATTAAAAAAGGTTGGGCAGATAAATATTCAGGCCCTAACAATCAGCAAGGTGTAGCATTTCTACAAGCTGGTTTTAAATTTAAACCCGTATCTTCAAAACTAGATGCTGCTGATATTGATGCAAGAAAGTTAACTATTGAAGATATTTCCAATCTTACTGGCGTTCCAGGCTTTCTTTTGTTAGGGCAAAACAATATTTCTGCAACAAACATAGAAATATTAAATAGAATCTTTGTTCAATACACTTTAAGAGCTTGGACTAAGAGAATAGAAAACGAGTTTAACACAAAGCTATTTCCACAAAAAGATTGGGGCAAATATTTTGTTAAGTTAGATTTAGACGAGTTATATAGAGGTGATGTAATGGCGCGTGCAGAATTTTACACTAAACTTTATAATATTCGAGCGATTGCACCAAATGAAATCAGAAATCTTGAAGGATTTAATCCTTATGAAGGTGGTGATAAATTTGGCATGCCATTAGCATCTAATAGTAAAGAAGTACCTAATCAAAATAATTAGCGATGCCATATAAAACTTATCCACAATCGGCAACTAATGCAGCAAAGAAAGCTTTAAAGCATAAAGAAGATAATGGCAGTAAGTGTGGTACGTCTGTAGGATGGAATAGAGCTAGGCAGTTAGCAAATAGAGAAGCATTGAGTGAAGATGATGTAATTAGAACATATAGTTTTTTAAGTCGTGCTAAAGTTTATGACCAGGGCAAATATTTTGATGAGAATGAAAATGAAATTTGCGGTTCAATCATGTATGACGCTTGGGGTGGTTCAACCATGTTGCCTTGGGCAGAAAAAACAGCTAATAAGATTATGGAAGACAGGTCAAATAATAAATTAATGGAAACAAGATATTTTAATATTGAATATAAAAGCCTTGAAAATAATGAAATTCAGGGTACAGCATCGTCTTTAAATTCTGCCTATGATATGGGTTATTTTGACGAAGCTATAGATGAACACGCTTTTGATGATGCAGATTTTTCAGAGGCAGCCGCTTTATTTAATCATGATCAAAACATTGTACTTGGTAGGGTTAAAAACAAAACTTTAAAGATTGAAGTAAAAGATAAAAGTCTTGTTTATACTATTAATCCTCCTGAAACATCTGCAGCTAAGGACGTAATGATTTTAATAAACAGAGGTGACATTTATCAATCTTCTTTTGCTTTTGATATTAAAGATGATGGTGATTCATGGGAAGTAATGGAAGGTAGATGGAAAAGAACAATTAAGAAAATTAACAAAGTATATGATGTTTCACCGGTAACTTATCCTGCTAATCCAAATACTACTGTAGCCGCAAGAAATATGGAAAGACATATTCAACAAAATGAAAAAGCGGAATGCAATTTCAACGAGTTTGTTGAATTTTTAAACAAATTAAAAAATTATTAAAATGTTGAAATCAGATGAATTAAAACAGTCGCGTTCCGCTAAAATAGAAGAAATGCGATCTTTAATTTCTGCCATTGAAACATTGGGAGCAAATGCAAACGATGAACAAAGGTCGAAATTAACAGCCATTAGGAATGAGGTTACTAATATTGAAGGTGATATTGACAATCACTTGATGTTAGAAGCCGAAGTCAAAAGAATGGCTGCTCCTGCTACTAGGGGCAACGAAAATAAAGTTAGTGACGAGCAAAGAGTAAAGAAAAATTACTCATTTCTTCGTGCCGCTAATTTAATAGCCAATAATAAAAACTTAGACGGCTTAGAATTGGAAATGCACCAGGAAGCCGAAAGAGAATTTAAACAGGCTGGTATTTCCGCTTCGGGAAATCTTTACATTCCTAAAATGATTGTAAAGAATGAAAAAAGAGATATGACTGTTGGCTCTGCGGCTGGTGGTGGTAACACGGTACCAACTATTTTAGGTGATTTGATTCCATTTCTTGACCCTAGATTAGCTGTTATTCAGGCAGGTGCAACTTTGTTGACTGGCTTAACAGGTAACTTAGATTTTCCGCGTAATGATGCTGCGGCTACTGCGGTTTGGGAAACTGAAAATTCTGCCAACGACGAAACAAGCCCAACTTTTGACAAAATTAGTATGTCTCCAAATCGTTTGGGTGCATTCACTGATATTTCAAAGCAATTACTTGTTCAATCGTCTATTGACGTGGAAAACTTTGTAAGAAATCGTTTGAGCGAAGCAATTAATAGAGCATTGGATTATGCTTTGATTAATGGCGATAATTCTACTCAGCCATTTTATGGTATTTTAAATACTACTGGAATTGGTTCAGTTGCTATTGGTACCGATGGTGGACCGTTAACCTACAAACACATTATTGACCTTGAAACTGAATTAGCCACTGATAATGCTGATTTTGGCACTTTAGCATATCTTACTACTCCTGGAGTAAGAGGATTTTTAAAGAATACTGAAAAAGCTTCAGGTACTGCCCAGTTTGTTTGGTCAGATGGCGCGCCTCCTGTTGGTCAGCAAGGCATTAGAACTGATTTGTTAAATGGTTACCGTGCTTATGTTTCAACGCAAGTTCCAAACAACCTTACAAAAGGTAATGGCACTAATTTACATTCAGTAATTTTTGGAAACTTTGCCGAAATGCTTATTGGTCAGTGGGCTGGCTTAGATGTTGTGGTTGATCCTTATTCATCTAGCAAAAACGCTTTAGTTACTATTGTAGTTAACTCATGGTGGGATGCTGCGGTACGTCACGCTGCTTCATTTGCGGCTATTAAAGATGCAGATATTACTGGCATATAAAAACTAAAAAAATGAAAAAAATATTAATTGGTTTGTTTGTTTTTGCTGCTATTGGATTAACGGCTTTTAAAAACGACCGAAGCGAAACGCTTAATGCGAATTATGATGATGCTTCAAGTACATTTTATAGCTATTCAGTAAGTGACACAATCACTAACACTGAAATAGACACTATTACTATTCCGGTAAGCTTGTTAAGCCCTTGGAAAGGTTATTGGTCTATTGTGGCTACTAATTTGTCAGGCACTACTTATATTTTGCCTACAGTTTTACAAGCTGCAAGTTCTACCGATTATACTAACGTAGCTACATTGGACACATTAAACGTAAATGGTTTAGTTCAATCTAATGAAGATACATATATCGGTGGTACTAAATATAGATTAGTGTTAACAGGAGTTGGTACTCAATCAACTAGATATACTGCTTATTTTGTTGCTAAAAACGAATAAATGAAAGTGAGATTTATAAAATCTCCTTCAGGTTCGCCTCATTCCCTTGGATATTTTCAGGGGGATGAGGCAGAACTAAACGAGATTACTGCAAAGGAATTGATTAGGCTAGAAATAGCTATTGAAATAAATGATAAGCCAAAAGAAATAGAGGTTAAAACAATCATTGAAAATAAAAGTAGCACCAAACCAAAAAAAGCTATTAAGAGATGAAACCGTGGAGAGTAACCGTTGACCAGACAAATGAATTATGGACTTTAAGCGAAGTCAAAAATTATTTAAAAGTTGAGGATTCATCGGACGACTCTTTAATCACTACTATTATTAAAGGTGCTAGGGAAGCGGTTGAGGCTAGACAAAATATTAGCACTTTAAATAAAACTATAGTACAAAGATTAGAAAGATTTCCATCTTCTTATAAAGTTGCTACTGATTACGAAAATGTAATTAAATTATTGGTTTATCCTGTAATTAGCGTTACATCAATTACCTACCTAGACGAAAATGGAAATAGCCAAACATTACCACAAAATTTATACGAAGTTGATAATTACAGAGGCATAATAGGTGAAGCAGTTGATCAGGACTTTCCGGATACTTATCTTTCATTGAATGATGTTACGATTACTTATGTGGCAGGTTTTGGAACAAGCGCAACAAGCTGTCCAACTGATATTAGAATAGCTATTTTAAAAATGATAGCTAACATTTACGAGAATAGGACTGATAGTGTTTATAAAATGCCAACGGCTTCTGACGTTATGTTAAACAGACACAAATATGACTGGGTATAATAAGAATGAAGTTATTGGTAAAATGAGGGATCGGATTATCCTTCAAAATGTAACACGAACAAAAACATTAACGGGGTTTACAACTGAAACCTGGACGAATACGGCTACTATTTGGGCGTATGTAGATAGTAAATTATCACGTTCAAATGAAACAGTGATTGACGGCAAAAATACCGTTAAGAATGTTATTGAATTTACTATTAGGTATAATTCAAATATCACCGAGGAATCAAGAGTAATTTTTAACAATAAAGTATATCAAGTTAAAAATTTAGTTATAAGTCACGATAAGCGATTTATTGACTTTACTGGTTTTTATTTTGATAGTTACGCAACCGTTTAATTATGTTTATTAAACAAGCAAGATTAGACAATCTTAGGAGGCTTCAAGCTCAAACCCAAAAAAAGGTAACTAAAAAGGGTAGCTTACTTGCTATTTACAATCTTGCGGAGGCTGTAGTTGAACTTGATGACTTAATGAAGAAAATTACTATTGACAAAAGAAAAGAAATAGCAAAAGCAGCCGAACCAATAGCTTTAGCGGCTTATAAAAATCAAGTACCTATTTCAAAAAAACCACATAAATATTATGTTAAGGGCGAAGGCTTAGTTTACAATATTATGCCGGGTAACTTACAACGTTCTATAAAAATTATATCGGACGTAAAAAATTTAAAAAAAGCCACTTCGGCTATCGGGCCGTTATATCAATTACAAGGTCGCGGAGCTACATTAGGAAGTGAAGGTAAAACAGATGGATTTTATGCGCACATGATTTACGGAAATACAAAAGCATGGGTAAGAAAAGTAAAAAACAAAGCTGAAAGAGCCAGTCAAATGGCTGTTATTCAAAAAATGTCACAGGAAGCTTTAAGAGTAGCGCAACAATATCCGCGTAAATTTTGGGAGCTATGATAGGTAAACTAATATATGCAAGACTGTCAACTGCCTCAAATATTACTGCCATTATTAGCACTAATATTTATCCTGACATTACTCCACAAAATGTTGACTATCCTTTTATTGTTTATTCTATTATTGATTCAAATCCAGTTGATTTTAAAGACGGACAAAGTAATTTAGAAGAAATAGATTTGCAAATTGATGTATATACCCAAAATTACGACACTACACAAAACCTATCTAATTTAATACGCAATAGATTAGACAGATTTGTTGGTACACTTGAGGGTGTTGAAGTGCAATCAATAAAATATGTTAGACAAAGTTCAGAGGTATTTAATGCAGAACTTTCTGTTTATTGGGTCAGTATTGATTTTATGATAAAAATGAAAAGATGAAACTAAGACTTTTAAAAGAATGGAATGGAAAAGAAGCTGGTAATACTGGCGTATTTCTTTCGGAATATGGCGAACAAATGATTAAGGATGGCATAGCAGAACTACTTGATAATGATTTTGTAGTGGAAGATATGCCTAAAAAAGAAGAAGTAAAACAAGAACCTGTTTACGTTCCAATTCCTGTTCCTGCTGAATATTTCCAAAACGATGAAGAAGAAAATATTACTAAACCAAAAAATAAATAACCATGCCAACTACTGGAATTATAAACGGTACGTTAATGAGGCTTTATAAAGATGCTGTAGCCATTGGTTACGCTACCTCATGTCAAATGAACATTTCATCTGCTATGCGCGAAATTCTTACAAAGGATTCAGCAGCTGGAGGATGGAGAGAAGTAAAGAAAGGACAACTTTCGGGAACCCTATCTACGGAGGCGTTATATGCGGGCCCGGGCGATGCTTCGACAAATTATTTGTTTGATGACTTGTTTACCGACCTCGTGGCAGGTACTGCATTGACTATTAAATTTACTACAGACGTTGTGGGTGATAATATTTTTACTATGAGTGCGATTTGTACATCATTAGACTTAAATGCTGGTGTGGAAGAGAATGTAAGCTATTCAGCATCATTTGAAGTTACCGGAGCAATCGTGAAGACAACAAAAGCATAATTTTAAATCCTAACACATGAAAACAATAACAATAGCCAACACATCCATACCGATTAAATTTGGTATGTATGTGTTAGGTACATTTCTAAGGGAGAGGAAACTTAAATTAAGTGACCTTTCCCTTTTAGGAGAAGATCTCTTACTTGCCCTTGAGCTTGCTTTTGCAGGCGTTCAACAAGGGTACAAAGCTAAAGGAGAAAAATGTCCTTACGACTTACAATCTTTTTGCGATTTGGTCGATACTGATATGGGAGGCATAACGCGAATAATGGAAATGATTTCAAATGAGATTTCACCTCCAGAAGATGATACCCAAAAAAACGTAGTGGCGAAGGCGGAGAGCTTACCCTTGAATACATCGAACGATTTTGTTTCGGAGTTTTAAGATTCCCTCCTTCGCAATACAATGACATGAGTTTTAAAGAGGTTGTTATTGCTATGCAAGGCTTTAATAATTTCTTTGAACAGCAAGAGCAAACGGAATGGGAACGAATTAGATGGCAAACAACACTTTTACTAAATGTTCATACGGCAAAAGGTAAAAGTTTAAAGCCAAAAGATTTAATAGAGTTTCCATGGGAGAATCCGATAAAGAAAGAAACTAATAGAAGTTTGACAAATAATGACAAATCAATATTTGACAAATGGGATAAAGAAGCATAATGGCAATAGGTAAACTACTTTTAAAGCTGGGGATTGATACCACTAACCTTGATAAAGAGTTAGGTAAGGTAGAAAAATCTATGACTAAGTTTGGACAAAATATGTCTAATCTTGGCAGTACTTTAACTCAGTCATTAACATTACCTATTATTGGTGTGGGTGCTGCTGCTTTAAAATCTTTTGCGGATATGGAAAAACTGCAAAATGGTTTAATTGCCATTATGGGAAGTAGCGAAGGGGCAGCCATTGAATTAGAAAAACTAAGAAAGGTTGCTGAGAATCCTGGTCTTGCTTTGCCTGAAGTTGTTAAGGCTTCGGCTTCGTTGCAAAGTGTAGGAATGAGTGCTGACGCTGCAAGAGAAACCATAACACAGTTTGGTAATGCTGTAGCAAGGGCAGGAGGTGGAGCTGAACAATTTGATGGAGTTGTTTTGGCATTGTCTCAAATTAGTGCCGTCGGTAAGGTGACGCAAGAAGATCTTAATCAGATAAAAGAAAGGCTTCCAGAGTTTGCTCGTGTAATGAAAGAAGAATTTGGCGTAGTTACTGCCGAAGGAATAAGAGAATTAGGAATTAGTAGCGAAGAATTTATACAAAGGTCTGTAGGTGCTTTAAGTAATTTAGAAAGAGCTAATGGAGGATTGGGTAATGCTTTTGATAATTTAAAAGATAACGTTACAAACAG